CCGGCTGGGGCGTGGCCTGCTTCCATGCCGAAACCGTGACCGACCCGTGTGCGACACCGCCCTTCAGCGCACTGATCGTGACTGTCGATCCCTCGGGGAAGCCCGTGAAGCGGAACTTGGGCATCAAACCTCCCCTACTGTGACTGAGCGAAGCTGAACAAGGTCAGGGGAGTTGCCAAGGTATGCGCCGAACGCAGGCGTCCCGCCGGTGATTGTCAGTCCGGTAAGCGTGGCGATGGTGGTGAACCCGCTGCCGGTATCCAGTTCGAGCGTGGCGCTTGTTCCGGTTACGCTCGCCCTCAACTTGTCGCCGGCATTCAGGAGGGTGCTGCTGACGGTGAAGCTGTTGGCCGTCGCGGAGCCGCCGATGAACTCCCGAAAGAGAATTTCAGACGTGCTCGGCTTCACGAAAATGTCGATGCAGTCCTCGGCCGCGCCGTTTCCCCCATTGGTGCAGCGCAGCATCAGCCGGGTATCTTTTCGGGCGTTGCCAATGTTGCCGTCAGGAGACTCCACCTCGGCCTCGATGTAGTGATCCTCGGAGATTGGACCCGTGTATCCGAGCGTGATGTGCTGAAAATTCGAGCCCGAATTCGCCAGGCGCGCGATGCCCAGCGGGTTGATGGTCGCGGTTGCGCCGTTGGAGTAGAGCGTTTCCCAGTTCGCGGACGCGGTCGGGATGTCGTCGTCCAGCGCGTAGCCGTCGCCCGTGTCGAAGCTGTCGGCAAGTAGAACGCTTGGACCAGAAGCGCCACCGGCGACGGCGACCTGGCTTCCGGCCTCCGTCACGCTGGTCTGCCCAGCGCTTTCGATGATGAAGGTGGGTCGGACGTTGGTTCCCTCGTCTGCCGCTTGCAGAACATACGTCGATCCAGTCGCCCCCGAGATGTTCACCCCGTCGCGCTGCCACTGGATCGTGACCGTGGGTTCCGTCACCTGCTCGTGCAGGACAAGGTGTGCCCCTGCCGTGAGCGTTTCCCCTTCGGTCGGAGTGCCTGTCGTGTCGCGGATGACAAGCGCCCGACCTGCCACGCCGGATAGGTGCGTGTCGATCAAGGTCCGTCCCGACCGACGCGACGCCCGCCACGAATGGACCTGTCGCCGACGCGGTCGCCACGGTGACGTCTTCCAGGTGAGACCGCAGGGACTTGGTGCGGTCCACCGCCGCCAGCGCCTGGTGGATCTGATGCAGCGACCGCACCGGCGCGTTGCCGGTGGCCTCGATGCGCAGCGCATAGGTGTAGGGATCGCCCGGCGTCAGCTGTGTGTGCCATTCCATGACATTCGTCATGACGTCGACGCCGTCCAGCGCGGCGCGGACTGCGCCGATGGTGCCTTTTGTCTGCTGAATGGCCACCGAGCTCGCGATGGCAACGCGCTTCTGGTCCTCGGCCCAGGCGGGATCCCACAGGTCAATCGACAGCGACCAGGCCAGCCAGGGCAGCAGCGCCGCGGGGCAGTCGTCCGGGCTCCAGACCTCCCGCACGAGGACAGGCACGTCTCCGACGCGCGACGTGGCCCCCTCGAGGGCCACCTCTTGCGGCGTGGCATTGTGCGGGAGCAAATCAGACATCGGTGCCCGCCACCGTTATGCTGACCGATGTGCAGTAGGCCGCCTCTCCCGTGGCGACGACGATATCGGCCGCCGGGCTCGTGATCGTGACATTCTGCACGCCCGTCTGGTGCAGGGCGGCGAACAGCCCGGAGCGCGTGATGTCGTAGCCCATGCGATGCTGCGCGGCGACATGGCTCAGCGCTGCGGCCTCGGCCGCCTGCAGGACCACAGCCGCGTCCGGACCTGGGTAGAGCGTCAGCTCCGCCACGAGCGCGTACTCTGTGATCGCGGCGGACTGCACGGTCACGTTGTCCGTCATCGGGCGCAGCGTCTCGGCGCTCAACGCCGCATCGACAGCATCGATCGTGTCGATGGCTGCCGCACCGTTGCCCGCGCGCGACAGCACGTAGACCGTCACCTGACCGGGCGACGGGCTGACCGCCTGCGCATCCTTCACGAGCGGATCGGCGCCCAGCGCGTGGAAGACGTAGGCCCCCTGCGACCCCGCCACGGTATAACCTTCCGGCGCAAGTTGTACCCTGCGCCGCAGATCCGCGTCGCTCTCGTATTCCGGCGGCACGGGCGGGATTGCATCGGGATCGCCGGAGTCGATCACCAGGCGCTGCACGTTGTAGTTGGCCGCGATCTGGTCCAGGTCCGCCCCCGTGGCAAAGGCCAGCATGACCGCCTTCGCCGCTTCGTTGACGCGCTGCCGAATGAGCATTTCGCGGTACGCCGCGACCTCGAGGATCTTGTAGGCGGGATCGCTCTCCACCAGCGCCGTGAAGGCCGGATCGCGCTGCTGCAGATCGAGCAGCATCTGCGCCAGGATGGCCTCGAAGTCGACCGTGTCCACGACATCGGGCGCGACAAGGTCGGCCAGGTTGATGGCCGTGAATGTTCCAGTCATCAGCGCACCTCTATGCCGTCGACCACCACCGGCTCACCGGTCGGCAGGTACTCTCCGGTCAGCTCCAGGACCACGCGTCCCGGCTCGGCTTCCGTCACCCTGATCTCCTCCACCGCGATCCGCGGCTCCCAGGTGGCCAGCGCCTCGGCGGAGGCCGCGTAGAGATCGAGAATCGTGGCCTGGTTCATGGGCGCGTCGATCAGCTCATAGAGGCGCGAGCCGTAGTCGCGCCGCATCACGCGTGTGCCGATTGGGGTCGTGAGAATGTCGCGGATCGACTGGCGCAGATGGTCCACGCCCGACAACCGCTTTCCCGTGTTCGCATCTGTGCCCTGCATGGCCGGCATCGTCCGCGCGCTCAAGCGCGGACGCCATGGCCGGTTTTCCCTTCAGTTCGGCACATCCGTGTCGGCCGAGCCCGGCACGATGCCTCCATGCGTGTGATCGTCGCCCACGTTCGTGCCATTGTGCGTCAGCGCCGGGCCGTCCACCGCGAGGCCGCCCGCGGTCAGCGACACGGTCGCACCGCCCGCCGTCAGCGTGATGCCGTCACCGGTCATGCTGATCGAGCACGTCCCGATCTGGAACCGGAACTCGCCGCCGTCGCCGGAAGGCGCCGCGTTGGACCCGCTTGGCAAGCTCCCGACAATGACCCCTTGCGTCGTGTCGCCGCCCGGCGAGATCACTACCACCTGCTCGCCCGGGGTCACCGGAGCCCACGCGTTCAGCCCGCCGGCGCGAATGGCGGTGAACGGAATCCACCCGGACACGGCCTCGCCGCCCAGCGCGACGCGCGCCTTCGCGGCGGCCGGGTTCACCTCGGTGACGGTGCCGATCCGAACGAGGCCGTGCAACCTCCGATCCTGCTCGCCCTGCTCCCAGCTCATCCCAGGCTCGGTCCCAGCGGCGAGTCGAGATCCACGGGCTCGTACTCCTCCTCGAACGGCACGCCGATCTCCGGCACGAAACTGTAAAGGATCTCTGTCGGAAGTGATCCATCGTTGACCCACACGCCGTCGCCCAGCGCCAGCATCTGGCGCCACTCTACGCGCCAGACCTCCACGCGATCCATCTCCGGGTCGAATTCGTCGGGCGTGATCGTCAAAACCTCGGCCGGGCCCACGTATCCGTGCGCGGTGCCCCAGCGGTTGCGATGCACGAACACGCCAAGCGCCGCGGCCAGCCGGCGGATCTCCCTCTTGGCGCTCTCCGTCCGGAAGCCGATCACGATGGTCGCCGCGAAGCGCGCGAATACCATCAGCTGCTCGGTGCCCGGGTTGTCGTCCGGCGCCGCCTCGAAATCCTCCAGCTCGACCAGAATCGCCGGCATGGGAAGGTTCGTGCGGTCCTCCCTGTAATCCGCGACCGTCTGCATGCTTGGAAATTGTGCCGCTATGGCGTCCACGATAGCCTGGTGCAGCGCCGCCAGGTCCGTGGTGATGATCGGGCCGACGCTCACTTGATCGCCTCCCTCACGCACAGCGGCTCATCGAGCACCACCTGCGCATCGAATCCGATCTGCACGCGGAGTTGCACCCGGTAGTTTCCCGGCCGCAGTAGCGGCGGCTGCACGCGCATGCGCACGACACCCGCGGGCGCGTCCGCGACAGTTACCGAAAGGTCTTGGGCGCGGCCGTTGTCGCGCCGCACCCGCCCCGTCACCGTTGCGCCGGTCAGATCCCGCGCGCCACCCGATGCTCCGTCCTGAACGGTCACCTCGATGTCGACCGCGTCCGCGTCCCAGAGCTCGATCATTGTCCCACTCTCCATTTTGCCGTCAGCGACAGGTCGCGCCACAGGCCCGGCGCCTCGGATCCGATCTCCGTGGCCGCCAGCGAGCCGATGATTCCGGTAAAGTCCACCACCCCGCCGAAGGAAGCGATGTCCGCGCCCTGCTCGGTGGCGGCCAGCGCGCCCGAGATGGCGACAGACCCCACGGCCGACGCCGTGTCCGCGCCCTGCTCGACAGCGCCCAGCGCCCCGGCGACGCCGACAGCGCCCACGGCCGACGCCGTGTCCGCGCCCTGCTCGTTGGCCGCCAGGCTGCCCGAGATGGCGACCTCGCCCGCACCCGCAGCCGTGTCCACCCCACCCTCGGCGGTCGCCAGGCTGCCCGAGATGGCGACAGACCCCACGGCCGCAGCCGTGTCCGCCCCACCCTCGGCGGTCGCCAAATCGCCAGAAACTTCTACATCGCCCGCGATGGATGCGCCGTCCGCGCCGCTTTCCTGCGTCGCGAGCGACCCCGTAACGCCCGACGGTCCGGACGCGTTCGTGTTCTCGAACAGCAGCACTGCGCCGGTCTGCGTAAAGCTGATTCCACTGGACCCAGTCCAACCATCTACAAGTCGATTCGGGCCGCGGTTTACCGCGAGCCCCATCTCAAGGATTTCCGCGCCGCTTGCGCCTGGCGTGGATCCCGAGCTGGTGCCGTTCAGGGTTGCGGTGCCGGAACCGTTAGCGGCAGACTCCAGAAAGCCCCAGGCGAAATTGGGGTCGGTGCTTGCGATTCCGAACACGCCGAAACCGACTGACGCAAGCGCTGGGCGGGTCAGCGATATCGTCAGGTTGCCATCGGTATCACCTGGCGCGTCACCATACACCCGAAAGAACACGGCCGAGGAATGGCGCGCGCTGGGGTTCGTGATCAGGTTGTCGAAGCCTGTCGCCCGGACCCACAAGCCCCCGTTGTCGTCCGACAGCGTCCATGGCGGTTCGAGATAGCTTTTGCCCGAGCGGTCGCCGGCCACCACCACGAGAAGGTCGTTCGCGCCGATCCCCACGCAGGAGACATTTGTCACCGTACCTCTGTCTGCGGCGGCGCCATGGAGGGTGAGGCTAAAGGTCATGGCGACGCCGCCTCTCAGTCAGAGAAGGGTGCCAGCGCCGCCTGCAAATCTCCGAGACGCGTCAAGAGCCCAGCCTGCGCCTGAACGTCGATCTGGTTCGGCAGGTGACGCTTTTCGGCCGCGCTGTAGGACTGCTCCACCGGGAGAGCCGCCTGCGCGGTGCCCTCGTACCAGGCGAGAAACGAATCGACCTGGGCTTGGATGGTCAGGTATGCCGCCACGATGTCCGCCGGAGAGACGGCGAGCCGCTCCGAAAGTCGCGTCTTGATCTGCTCGTTCGTGTATTGCGTCTGCAGCTCGGTAATGATCGCATTCGCCCGCGCCATGCGTATGCCGATGTCGTCCACGCGGTCCTTCAGCCATCGCACATTCACGTTGCCGGCGGCGGCGAACTCGTCCACGCCCGCCGCCATGATCTTCAGGGTGCGGATGAATTCGCCCGCTTTGGCGATGGGGTCGAAATTTGCCATGTCTGGCCCCTTTCAGCGTGGCGCGTCGCCTTACGGGTCCGGCGCGTGCGTGATC